GTGATGGTCTTGAGGAATACTCTACTGACCAACTACACCTTCTCGTAGACAACATCAACGGGAAAGTAAAAGCCAAGACAAAGAACAATGCAGACTTTCTGCAAAAGAAGTGTTCTACCAGCAAGATCAAAGATAAGCAGATTGGTCTTATTCGTCGGTTTTCTTAGCAACCGATACTTTCGGGAACACGCGGTCCGCAATAAATACGTTAGCGTCTTGCAGGAAAGCAATCGTCAGGTTGGTAAGCGGTGCGTCGATATGAACGGCGCTAGGGGTCAACATAGCCATGTGGAATATTCCTTATTTATTTAACTAGAGTAGCGGCTAATTAGGCTTTAGCAGCTTCAGCGCGCGACAGCTCAACAGTGATAATCTGACCAGCAGCACCAGCTTCCAGAGCATAACCAACAATGATGTTAGTCGAAGCAGCAAGCTTTGCTTTACCAGCAGCATCAACTGCAACAGCATCACCACGAGCGATACCACCAGCAGCACCAACCAGCACAGTCACACGACCGTCATAGGCTACAGTGATAGCTTGACCAGCGGCAGTAGCTGCTTGCAAGGCTACACCATCAGTGCGGACGCTAGCAGCGCTGTTGTCAACTTGACCATCAGCAGCGAGAGTGACAAAGGTGAACTGCGAGAAAGCCGACCCTGCAACGTAGGTGCGGTTAGACAATTTTTCCGTAAATGCCATAATAGAGGCTCCTTATTATTTCTTGTAGGTTTCAAGCACAAGGGCACGGCCCTGAGCGGTTTTGATAACGGCGGCATATGCCTTGTGGAAGTCTTTTTCCCCTTTATCAGCTTGATGGCCCTTAACCAAGTCGTTCAACTTCTCAGTGGGGGTCTTCAAGTCATTGACGGCATCAGTCTTACCAACTTCTTGGAAGATACCTGCAAAAGCAGCATCAGCAGCCATCAGAAGTGCAAGCAGACTTTCGTCTTCACCTACAGACTTCAACAGTTTACCACGCTCATCAGCAGTACCCTTAAAGTTGGGCAGTACCTCTTCGGCGCGCTTACGGAGTGCTTCAGTCTCTACGACATTTTGCATCTCTTCTAGTTTTTTAAGGATGGGGGCAGGGATAGCCGACTTGGCAATCATCTCACCACCAAACTCAAGCATTTCTTCTTGGGGCTTAGCCTTTTCAACAACTTTAGCCTCAAGTTGAGCAACTTGGTTTTTGTAGGTTTCAATCTCTTCCAGAAGCATCTTATTGACTTCTTCAAGGGACTGAGCTTCAGCTTTCCACGACTTACGAGTTGGTTTTTTACCCTCTCCGTCCATCATTTCTTCTTCGTCATCGTCTTCACTACCGATTTCGATTTCAAGCTTCTTGTCTTCCTTCATACCTTTTTCGGTGGTATCAAGACTTTCTTTGGTTTCGTTTTCCATGTGTTCCCCTTCTGGGCTGCGCTTATAGAGGGCTACCTTAGCCAGTGGGTCATCGCCCATATCAACCAAGGAAACTTCTTCAAGCTCCAAGTTTACGAGTTCCGTGGGCATTACACCATCTCCTTCAAGGCCCGTCCACCGATACTAAACGCAGCCAGTTTACCGCTTTTAACATCTTGCCAAACCTGATCGTCATAGACCTTCAGTGCAATAACCCAACCTTCGCGGTCCGATTGGATACCCAGTGCCTTTGCAATGTCATTCGTCAAGGGCATGGAATGAACAACTTCCCCGATACTTTCACCAGTGTGCATTGACTTGGCGGTTCTCATGGAAAGCATAAAATTTGTAGCTGCCTTAGCAAGCTGTTCTGGGCGGATAAACTCCCCACTGTGGTCTAGGCTAAATTCACCCTTGACAGTGGAGACATAGGCCCAACCAAAAGCTAGACGCTCTTCATCAAGTTGTTTCAGGATTTGACCTTCAACTTGGATTTTGTTAGTCAGCTCTGAAACTGACGTACCTGCTTCCCACATACGGCAAGACCAATAGCGGGCAGAGGTTTTATCTGTAGCTGTGTCACAAGAGTGACGAGCGCGGAAGTTACTACGAGCATCAGGATCATCACGGCGTATCTCCATGTTTGGATCACCAAAAGTGACTTTCTTGACACCATCACCACTCTTAACGTACACACCAAACTTCTTACCCGAACCTTCAGGCAGACGGAAAGGCTTATCCAGAGTGACTTCTTTGCCTTGGTGCAAGGCTTTCTCAACAGCTTGTTTGGCTTGGGACCATGCACCAGCAAAAGCACGACTTTCAGACATACCTTCTTGAGCCATCATGGAGTTGTAGACATTCCGAAAGACTGACTGTTGATGAGCAGAGAGTTTACTCCGAACAGCCTTTGGCAAAGCATCATTAGACGTGTAGGGCATTGTTTTTTACCAAAATGAGTTGTTGATTAGAGTAAACCCTAGTTCCATTGGTTGATACCTGATGGATTTGGTTATCAAGGTCAGTCTTCTCAGGGATAGCACCCGGAACAGGTGGGTTAGCTGTGATAAACTGTTGGTACACCTCTGTAGCGTACACGTTGATAAAGCTAGTGTTGATAAACCTCCACCTAGCTACAAGACGGGCAGATTCATTCTTGTTGCAAGAGAAGTCACCATAGGTGCTATACGCAGTGTGTCCAGCCGGGACTGTATAGATAGCCATTGAGGTACTGCCCTCAGTGTCTGCAATCAAACCAACGATTGAACCAACAGCACTGCCAACACGGATAGTAATATCCCCTATGTTGGAGTTAGCACCATCAAGATAAAGGGCGCTATTCAGTCGGAAGTAGTTGGCTGCAACTGTAGCTACAGGGGTAAGCCCATTCAAAGTGACAATTTCAGTGATTGGGTTGTAGTTATTGTCAAGACCATTCAGGACGACTTGGTAGGTGTCTGAAGCACTTGTACTTACAAGGTACAAACGCTTACTGCCACCGTTCCAAGCAGCCCAAGGATAGGCACCACCAACATTCCAAATAGTCTCCGGCATAGTGAGGGGGTTACTCAAAAGGTTGACCCCACTAATAAAGACAGTGGTGTTGTCTGATACCTCACCTTTGGCTACAGCAAAGTAGTTGTTCTCAAAGTTCAGTTTTCCCCAAGGCATCAGTCAACTCCAATACTATTTTGTTGGTACCTGAGCTGAGGCTTGGGCATCAATCTGTTGTTGCTGTACCTTACGCTCATCAAGTTTGTTTTGATAACTCTTAGGGTCAAACTCAATCTCAGCGATAGACATAAGGTCTTCAACGACTTCCACTTGCTCTTGCACTTCAATCCCTGCACCATTAAGGTTACGGAGGAAAGAGGCAATTTCGCGAAGATCGTGGGGGGCAACATCTCCAGCTACAAGCTTTGGCATCGTATCCCAAGGCAGACCATTTAGTTGCCACAGACGCTCTACAAGTTGCTTGTTAAGCACATCTACAATAGTATTGATGTAGCTTTCAAGGCTTCTCAGGAAAAGGTCCGTCTTAGTTTTAGATAGAGCGTAAGAACCAGAGCTAGAACCAAGCATGAGAAACTCAGCCATGAGGCTACGAGCAATATCGTGTTGGTAGCGTTTGACAATAGGGTCAATATCAATTGAGCGAGAACCATTGGCAGTGATCAGTTCAATATCCATGAGACGCTGGCTTGTAGGCTTACCGTCTGAGTCTACATAAAGATCAGAGGGAAGCAGTGCATAACCTTGCTCATTGTTCTTCAGATCACGAAGGATACGCTCAAACTGTCCACGAAGATTAGCTTGATCATCAGAAGCATCAGAACTCATATACTCCGCAGGCATACGGCCAACAGGGACACCGTGAAGTTCTCGTTCAATAGCAATGGCTTCATAGCTTTGAATTTTGTTGAGATATTGGTAGCTAACATACGCATTACGAAGCACCGATCTGCCGGAAGGATCATTGTTTAGACTTGTTGTACGATAGTATACAGACTTCTCTACAGGGATCATTGAGGGGGTCTTACCCCACACGGCTTCTTGGTACATCCCGAGGATTTCACCAGTCTGCTTATCTACCTCAAAACCTTCTACAGTCCAAGGGGCACGAATAGCAATCTTCTTGATGCCAATACGGCCATCTTCATATTTTGAGTTTTTCTTGGGAGAACGGAAGTCACCCTCACGACGCTTATAGACAACCTCAAACCAAGAGAAACCGTAGGTCAAGTAGGACAGGGACTCAGAGATATGGTCGTCAAGGGAGTGATCCATGTCGTCAAGAACAGACTGAAGGAACTCAGCCTCTTGTTTGGCTACAGGACTATCATCAGCAGGCTTTACTGCAATCTTGACATCCCGAAGGGTTTGTTCAACAGCGTACATGATAGAGCCAACAATCGCATTATTGTCGCGCATCTCACGGTACTTCTGAATTGCCCTCTTACCACGAAGCTCTTGGAGAAACTCATCAGCCCGAATGTCACCAGTGTAGGTGTTGCGGCCCGAAACCCCTAGTTCAATCTTTGCAGCAGTCTCACTGAGCTTCTTCATAGCGGTTGTTCTTTCTTACGTTTACTTCCGCTGGCAGCACTTGCAAATTCCAAGGCACGTGCAAGCCACAAACATTGCGGCCTTGGAGCGGAACGATGTGGTCTACATGGTAGGCTTCACCCGTCACAACTTGACAATCACGTGCGTGAGAATAAATAGCCTCAATCTGAGCAAGCTGGTCTTTGGTCATCCAATTGGGGGTGGCTTTTAGTTTTTTAGCGCGCCGCTTTGCCTCTAGGCCAATGACCTTAGCTCGGTTCAAGTTCTTGTAGCTCTTGTTGTAGTTACGGGTTTCTTCTTTATGCGTCCAGCGAAACTCTGCATAATAGGCGTCATACCGACCACTCTTCTGACGTTCTTTTTCCCGATTTCTGGTTTCTTCAGAACGGTTGGCAAAGTAGACAGCATCACAAGCTTTGCAGCGTGAACTTTTCCCACCCCTACGGGACTTATCGTTAGAGAATGCAGATAACTCTTTTTCTTCGGTACACTTACAGCAAACTTTGGAAACAAGCTCAATCTTAGCCGCTGTTTCACTTAGTTTCTTCATGGGAATACCTGTGTTCTTACATTCTAGGACTAATAAGACCTTTCGCATCTGAATAGGCCAAGCGGAGTTCTGGTTTAGCGATACCCTTTAGGGCAAGTTCAGTTACGGCCCAGACCATAGCATCAAGTCGATCAGGAGAACCAATAGAGCCAAGAGGTTCCCACTGAACTAGCTGGTCTTCCAAGGCATCAAGACCTTTAAGGTGCTTTACCTTACCACGTTCATATAGGGAAGATACTGGTTCAGCCCTAGCAAACTTACCACGAGAGGCATGAACCAATTTGATAGGTACAGTGTCGTTGACGGTGTGGAGGGTGTAACGGACCATATCACCGCCCTGATTACGTTCAGCTACAATCTTGTCAGCTTCGTACAGGTGGTAGAGGTCAATGGCCTTGGTGGCCCATCCTTCTGGGGTTCGGAAGCTTAGTAATGTGGCGGTGGTTTTAGTGGAGACATCGGCAAACGCACCTATTAATGCTGGCTCATTTTATTTGGTTTCCGGCGAGGATTCATCCTCTAGGTATAGCAGTTTTTCGCGTGGTACGATAAATCCCGGAGCAACTGGCGTGGCCAAATTTACCGTCTCTGGCGTGGCCCCGGATACAGCCGTAATTACAGCAACCCACGATATTGCGAGCGACCTCTCCACCATTCGCAGGAATGCTGTGAACGGGATATCTGCAACCGCCGACCAAGGCACCGGCAACTTCCTCGCTTCTCCCATCTACATAGGTCGCCGTGCTGGAACCTCAATACCTTTCAACGGAAGAGACTATGGCCTAATCGTCCGCTTCGGGGCTAACCTTGAGGCTTCGACCATCACCGCAACGGAAACCAAATAAAATGAGCCAGCATTAATAGGTGCGTTTGCCGATGTCTCCACTAAAACCACCGCCACATTACTAAGCTTCCGAACCCCAGCGAATACCTGAACCTTGTCGATACCGGGGGTAATCGTAGGTGTCACAAAGCTATCATCAGTGCCGTCGTACTGAACAT